CTTATGGATAGGAGATCACCTAACCCTGTATAGGTTTCACTGTCATAGGTAAGATCGCCCATGCCTGTCCAGACATTTAGCTCGTTTGGGCTTTCTGCGTTATCAAATACCATGCGAACAAGAAAGATAGGGCGCGAGACTTTGGCTGCTGCCATTGTCTGCATAGCACTGGTAAGCGTTCTACTCATAGGGCTTCACAACAAGCGAACGTAAAACCGTACATACTGGCTTCGTTTATCGACCAACCAATTTCATTAGAGGTCATGCGCCAAGTGCTTTTAGGTAAGTTGTATTTAATTGCTTGCGCTGAACTAACAGCAATCCGCAAAGGCGGCTGAAAGTTTAGCGTTGCCTCATTAGCGGCTTTATCTTCTGTAACCATGTATAAATAATTGTTTAGCTCGAAGTATGTTCCGGCAGGTAAAGCAACTGCTGCTCCAGATGACAATTCAAATGTTTCTGCTCTTATAGCGGCACTACTAACAGCGCCATTCGCAACAGTGCTTGTGTGTAAAGGATTGCCAAAATAGAAAGTACCAGATTGTCCTTTAAGACCAATAATGAATGCCTCAACACTTCTAGCCTCCGCATGACTTAATGGCGGCAAAGATACCTCTGCTTCCCATTTAGCTCCCTGGTGTACGTGTGTTTGCGTATCTAAAGTAAAAGGTGACTCAGAAACAGAAACAACTCTGCGGAGTCGCATTGACATATTCTGAATGCCAACAGAGGGAAAGGTTAAAGGCATTGGTTACGCTCCCGCCATTGCTTTAGAGAAGTTACCACCGCGCAATCTAGCATCTGCAACAGCGCCTTTAGCCGCTTGAGCTATCTGAGGCATTAACTGAACGATCTCAGCACGTACCGTTTGCTGTACGCCTGTGGTTACGTTAATCGTTTGCTGAACAACAACACCTGATGACTGACCCTTTGTATGGTCAATTACAGTCTCATTAGGGTGAAGAATTGCAGGGAAACCGCCTTTTCCGTCTACGCCTCCAGATCGTGAGCCGTACCCAGTAAATCCACCGCCATTAAGAGATGGCAACGTAGGGCCAACAAAGTTAGCGCTGCCTTCAATGTTAGATGATGATTGACCGCCAAAGCTACCAGTTATCGCATCGAATAAAGGCTTTGTAATGTAATACTGAACAAGCATTTTTATAAGGCTGTCAACAACTGACTTAGCCATATCTTTCATCGCGCTTGCAAAGTTTTTTGCGCCAGTAATTGCATCAGTAAATGCATCAGTAAATTGGTTCATGCCTTTTTTAGCAACATCTTGTAACGCTAAATCAACATCACCTAAACTGTCTTGCCAGTCTAAAAATGTTTGCCGTATCTTGCTAACAGATTCAGTTACAGTTTTAGTTAAACCTTTGCCATCGCCTCCACCATCTATAATTGCAATCAGGCTGTTAATAGTTTTTTCAAAGCCTACAACGTCAATTACGTTTGATAAATCGATAGGAGTTAAAGTTTCTCCTAATTTAGCTCTAAGTGTATCGAGTTCCTTTTGAATAGGAAGTGCTAAAGTTGCAATATCCAACTCAGTAGGTGTAGAAGTCTTAACCCCAAATTTTATTCTTTGAAGAAAGCTTAATTCTTGAGGTTCTTGACCATTGCCCGGCATTACTATATCTAGAGCTTCTTGAAGTCTGTTTATTTTTCGTTCTAATGCACTGATTTCAAATTTGTTTACAGCTTCTCTAAATTTTTGAATGTTCTCTCTAAATGCTTGAAAAGTAAGTCCAACATTTGTCAAGATCGTATCTAAAGATGTTACGACAACAAGACTTGCATTTAAAAAAGCTTTTGCCATGTCTTTTGCGAACTGCTCAACACCGCCTTTTTTCTCTGCAATTTCTTTGAAAAAATCTGTAAATTGCGTTGTCAATGACTCTATAGCAGGCGCAAGGGCTGCAACAAATTGATCTCTTAGCCCTTTAGTAATTGCTTTGAGTTTTGTAAGAGAGTCTGTTGCGTTTTCAACTCCTTTTGCCGCGCTAGAGGACATAACAACCCCTAACGCTCTAGCCTCGCCAAGCAACTCAGAAAGCCCCTCTCGGCCAAGACTTAGCGTATTAACAAGTGCAGCACCTTCACTATCAAAAAGCTTAAAAGCTAATGCAAGTTTTTGTGATTCATTTGTTTGTTTAGCAAACGCATCAGCAAGGACAAGCATCCTTTCATCAAGCGGTAAGTCAATTAGCTTTGTTGCGTTAATGCCTAATGCTTGCAACGCGCCTTTTGCCTCGCCTGTACCCTTTGCGGCCTCTGCTGTTCTACGTGTAAACCTTTGCAAAGCCATGTCCATAGTGGTCGTAGCAACACCAGTTATTTCTGCCGCAAAACGTAAACCACTTAAAGCTTCAGTGGTTGTGCCTATCTTTGATGCAGTCTTAGCTAATGAGTCAGTGGCATTTAATGAGGATCGAACAAGCAAACCAAACCCGGCTGCACCTGCAACTCCAACCAACGCTGTACGCATACTAAATATAGACTTAGTCAAACCGCCTAATGCGCGACCAACTGAACCAAAGCCTTTCTTGGTTTTATCAATTGCGCTAATCGTAATTTTTACGTTTTCAGCCATTGTTCTCACTCATTATTTTGAAATACGCCATCCATTCATTAAAATGGTTTACTGGCATTTGTTCAGCGTCAGAAATACTCATGTGCAAGCGATCAGCCAAAGACAAAAGATTCATCCTCGATTGATCGCGTCTTAGTTTTTTTCAGCTATCTCTGGACTTTCAATCTCTGCAAACATCTGGTTAGCAATCTCAGAGATCACCGTTGTCTCCTCACCCATCAGATCGATACGATCTTCAGCAGAGGTAAACAGTTTCTCACCAGACTCATCCATTGCCTTCATAAGAATCAGATCAACCATTGCTCCGACTGTCGTATTCTCAAGAAACTTAGGATGCTTTTTTTGCAACTCATTTAAGTCATAACAGCTAATAGAACCGCAGTAGAGCTTGAACGGTACGCCTTTCTCATCAGACCAAGCCTCAACAACCACCTCGCGCAGAGGTATCGTTCTTCTTGCTCTTAACTCCCTAGCCAAACCCATTAGGAGTGTGCCCCTTCAGCTACTGTACCGCCTTGGAAACTAAAGCTTGCCTCAACCATGCCATCAAACGATGCAGTAATTGATTTGCTCGATACGTTAAACGCTGTTCCAGTATATTTTTTTGAACCTGATGCAGTTCCGCTTGGGCTTAATTCAAAATCTATTTTTGCACCCGGATCAAGAACTAACTGTTGAGCATCTGCCTCATCCCAATAGCAATCAATAGAAACGTCACTCTCATCAAGTGATGGAGTGTAATTTCTGCCCGTATCGCCCATTTTAGTAACTTCTAAAAGAGCATTATTTAAGTTCATTGTGAATGATCTTACCTCTCCAACAAGAGCAACTGCTTGCCCATGTAGGTTGATCTTCACGACACCTGATTGACCTGTTACTGTTGCCATCTTGCCTTTCCTCTATGTTGTGCCGCGAGTGTATTGATACATCACGCGAACCGTTAAAATAACCCCACCAATGGGATCGATTTGACCTTCGTCAATTTCTATAGAAACAATCTGCGTATCTAACGCATGACCGCCTCTAGTTCTGTCAACATCCAGACCCTCTTCTATTGTCTCGATGATATTGTTTCTCGCCTGGTCTATTTCCTTGCCTTTTACAAAGCAAACCAGTTCATAGTTAATAGTTCCCATGCGCTTGCCGATTGAGCCGCCCACGGTAGAATCTTCACGATTCTCATCAGCCGTTCTTACTAGAACAGCCGGAAACTGTGCGTTGGATAATTTGTCAAAATCAAAAGGTTGCCGGGTTATGTATGACAACCGTATTGGTGTATGAACATCCTCTAGCGTTTGAACTATATTCTCAGCAATTAACTCTCGAACACTCATGCTAGGTTCCTCTCAAAGACGTTTCTTAAACGCTTTTCATCACGCCTGTTAAAGCCCATAAACGGACGGCTTTTATTGTTAAAGGCGGCTTTCTTGTTGGCGTTTGCGTTAGAAAAGAATATCTCTGCTCTACTACTATTGGCTTTTGTTGTCAGTGCGCCTCGCATCAACCCTGAGACAGTTAAATTTACATCACCGCTTGGATCGCCTGAAAATGAACGCCTGTCTTTTGTTCTTGGCCAACCTTCTTTTTTAGCTTTTGCATAGCCTGTGGAATACTTTTTAAAAGGGCCTTTGTAACCTTTGCCTTCGTCAATATTATCTTCAATTATTACAATGCCCTGTTGAGCCGTTCTTGATAACGCTAACTTAATGCTGTTTCTTAATGCTCTGCCGCGCTTCTGAACGCGCTTGGCAATATCTTTAGGCTTTATCTGGACGTTAAATTGCATTACCTAACAAGCCGACCATCGTTAATAGGGGTTTTCTCATCCTCATCAATGGTTCCGTCATTGTCATCGTCATACTCAACACCGTCTTTAAAGACAGCCTCAATTTCCTCGCCATAACGTGACTTGTAAAAATCAATCATTCCCAAGAATCTATCGTTATCAACCCAATTAGTAAGTTGAGGTAGAGCGTACTTCCAGAGAACCAGATAGGCACTTGATCGAGTCCACTGCGAGTCTGTTAGATACTGTGGCTTTAGCTCGCCAGAAAAGCCCCTTTTATCCCACCAATTAGCTCGGATATGTCTTTCTATATCTGACTGTGCCTTTGCGTGTTCTGTAGAGAATGAATCAATACCAAGGCTCAATATGTCTGGAGCGATTGCCAGTAAATCTGCGTCTGATGAAAATGCCATTACCATTTAACCTTGTCAGCCCAATATGCTGCCGATGCTGTTTTGTCTTTACGACCCTTTGCAATTTGCTTTGCAAATCGTGCTTTAAATGATCGCCTTTTTGCTTTATCTGACTCGCTCTCGTTTTTTCTTGGCGGCTTGTTATCTGCGCCCTTCTGACCAAAGCGAATCAATTTAATTTTGTCACCCTGTTTTGCTAATACCGCATGGCTTTTTGATCCGTGGCTTGGTGTTCTCTTAGGCTTGTTATAGCCCTCAAACTTCTCGCCTCGATAGGTGATTGCCATAGTTACTCCAAATAAAAAGCCCCACCCCCGAAAGGATGAGGCTTATTTAGCTTACAAAGTTGCATCACCAAGGATTTCAACACCGTAAGAGTCATCTAGCTCTGCAACACCGTAAACGGCAGTTGCATTTAACTCTATGGCGCGTAGAGATGCGTCACGCTGTGGCTCAATGTTGAAGTCACGCTTCATTGCAATAGCGATTGCTTCTGGTGCAAATACAGCACCTTTACAGTCACCTGATCCGTCAACAGTGATATTTGCAGACTCATAAACATCAATCCCAGCAATTGTTCCAACGTATCCAGTTCGCATTGCTTCGTTCTGAACATCACCACCGTTTGGATTAGCAAACGTGTTAGTTAGGCCAGACTTGATTGCAAACGCTTGGAAAGGATGCACAACGGCTGCCATTGGGCCAACAACTTTGTTAGCTCGCAAAGTAGCGGCTGCTTTGAACAGATCAGCAACAGAAGTCTCTGCACCGGCTGAACCAAATGAAGCTGAGAATCCATCAAACAGAGCGATCAAGTCCTTATCCATCTTAGTCGCAATAGCGTTACCAAGAACAGTTCCCAACTCAACAGCAGGGTTGCCAGCACCCATACTTGCTACGTCTGTGAGAAGAACTTGCGCTCCAACCTCACCAACAGTAACAGAGACAGATGAAGTGCTAACAGTCGTGGATGACATATCAGAACCTTCAGTCAAATCTGCTGCGGCTATTGCAGGATACTTTGGTACTTGAATTGTTTTACCCGCCTCAGACCCAATGTTGTATTGAGTGACTAGGCCAAGCATGAGTGATTGCTCTTCTGCGGTGAACCGCGCCTGAGCGATAATATTGACAAAGAGATCGTCAAGAGTAGTACTGGTTGTTGCTGCCATGATTATTACCTTTTGTATGGGCGAAAAAAAACCGCCAAATGGCGGTCTGTTTCGTGTGATTTAGATATTGCTATCGTTTATTAGAGGCTTGGAGTTTTGCGTAGGCATCTTTGCCCCACGTTGTCCAGTTCTCGTTCATTTCTGCCACAGTTGGAGGCTTCTGTGTGGAGCCGCCTGCATTGCCCATACTTCCAGAGCCACCTTGGGTCGCTCTTACAAAATGCGGATTTGCAGTTAAAAATTCGGATACCGCTTCGTTAACAGATAACAAATCGCCCTTATCGTTGTACCGGGCAACAGAGTTGCTATCTAATACCTCAACAGTTCCATCGTCTGACAACCTCACCTGATTTTTAAGTAGGGTTGAGACTTGATCTGGATTAACAGCGTTATTACTCGATGCGGCTGTCAACAAAGCACCGTCTACCAGTGTTTGATGCAACTTCGTCTTGTATGCGTTTATTTCCTGATCTTTTTTGCTTACTGTATCTTTAAGAATAGATTCAAATTCACCGCGCTCTTTTTGAGCTTGCAAGTTGGCCTCATCACGCTCTTTTAAAACCTGTCTGGCTTGATCTAAATCAATATCACCAATCTGGTTTTCAAACTTGCGGGATTGTCGTGCCAATCTATCAGCGATCATTTTGTCAACTTGAGATTGAGTAAACGTCTTATCCTGAGTTTCTACTGCCGCTGCCTCAGTTTCAGCTTGTGCTACTTCCATGATTTCATCGCTCATGTGTACGAACCTCTTTCGAGTAGTTAAAAAATCTTACTTCTTCATTTTCTTTTTTTTCTTTGGACGGCCAACTTTAGAGCCGTAAGTTCCTTTGCCTTTTGGCATGATTTAATCCTCAAACGTAGGTCTAAAATGATGGCGGCAGTTGTAACCGCCCCTGACAATAAACGGATCACCTGCGGCTTTACCTGCCCAACTCTGCGACCACGTTTCTTGTATCTCTTCGTTTGTAAACGTCTTACCAACGTGCTTTTTACAAAACTCCCTACTGTCTCTAATTAACGAGCCGTAATACTTCCACTTAGTAGCACCTGACTCTTTGCCTATCGCTGTATTAATCGACGCGTCAAACTGCATAAGGCTGTCTTGCATCATCTGAACGGAATAGCGTCTAAGGTTATTTCCTGCCCTATCTCTAGCGTAGAGCGTCCTTAACTCTTCAACGGCTGCGGCTCTTTGTGCGGCTGTACCGTTAGCGGCTATGTCAACCAAACGATTAGCCTCTACCGAATCACTCTGTATATAAATGCCGTTAATGCTTTGTCTTAAATTCTTAACTGAGTCTTTAAACGCTCGCCCGGTTAGTGTTGATTGGTAAACCTCTGTTGCTAGAACATCTAAATACTCTGCGGCCATCGCCTCAAAGCCTTGGAAAGATAATCGCTGTAATTGTGTAATAACTGC